TCGGCAATGAGCGCGCCGTACTGCGCCGCCTCTGCTGCCGTCAGGTCGCGCGCCGGTACGCCGTGGATGAACGCGCCCCCCAGATATTTCAGTGCGATTGTGTCGCTCATTGCTTACTCCAGAACCTTGACTGTCACGTTGAATCTCATGCCGTAGTGCACGACGTTGTTGTACTGTAGCCCTAACGCCTGGTAGGTGATGGGCCACCTGATGTGCGTGATCGTGCCGCCTAGTGTCGGGTCGCTGCGCAGGGCGGCGAATACCCGGTCCGGCCATGCCTTCGCCCCGTCCACCGCCTGCGCCGTGATGTTGGGCGCCTGGTAGATTTCGATAGCGATGGTGTGCAGCGCCAGCCCGCCCGCGCCCGTGTCGCTCATTTCGCCGGATGCGGCTACGACGAAGGCGCACGGGAACTCCGACAGGCTGGCCGGCGGGTCGTCATACACCCGCGTCAGGCCCGCCATCGTGCCCACTGCCGCCCGCACGCCGCCGATGGCCGCATCGAGGCTCATAGTAATCTCCGCCCGCTGCGGAAGGGCGCCAGCAGCGCCACCACCTGTTTGGGCATCTTCTCGCTGTACATCATCTGCCCGATTTCGGCGTTGTTGGCGGCATCCTGCAGCCCCGCCTGGTAGCGTTTGTACAGCCACGCCGCCAGCATAACCGTCGCTTCCCTGACGGGCGTCGGCGGCGTCGTACTCCAACCCCACTTGCCCGTCACGGTGTACAGCCCGTCCTGCACCCACTGCCAGCCAGGGCCGGTCGATAGCATGTGGATGCTCCAGTAGTGCCCGGCGTTGAGCGGGTAGAGGCGCACCACTGCCGTGTTGATGGCCGTGCCGTCGCCGTTGGTCAGGCTGGTGAGGCTCACCAGTGGCACATCCAGCAGCAGCGCCCGGTCCTCCAGGGCGCAGAGGTCGAACGAGCGTGTGCTGTCAGCCGTCACGGCAAAGCCGCCGGCCGGCACGGCGCAGTGGGCGTCTACCCATGCGCTTGCGCTGTCTGCCAGCGTGGTCAGCCAGCCGTCATCCTGCGATCCTGCGATGTTGAGTGCGACCGCCACGTCGTAGGCGTCACAGTAGGCCGTCACAGCACACCCCCGCCCGTTACATCACTGGATGGTTTGCGCCGGGGCTTGACAGGCAATGCGGGGGCAATCTCTGTAGGCTCTGGCACTGCTGCCGCCCGCCCTTCGTCAACCAGGGCTTGCGCGATGGCAGGCTCGAACGCAACCACCGCGCCTGCGGTGTAGTAGTTCTCGCCCGTCAGCTTGCCCCGATAGTCAACCAGAAATTGCACCCGCATAGTCAGTCCCCTTATTTGCCCGTCGTCTAGGCGAACGTGACGTTGGTGTTCGTAAGCACCAGCCACTCACCTTCGTAGGCGATGCACGAAAAGCCGTCGCCGATGGCCCCGCCGAACGTGCCGGTGTCCTTGGCAGCGTCGCCGGCGTTGAAGCCGATGGTCGCAGCCGCTACGGTATGGGCCGCGGCGGTGGCGCTGACGAAGGTCATCTTCGTGCCGTTCTGTGCGCTGGTGGGCGTGCCCAGTGTCACTGCGCAGGCCGTGCCCTTGGTGATGATGACGACGCCGTTTGAGATGGTGGCGGCGCCGTTGGCGGCAATCACCTGGTAATGCTCAGGTGCCGCTACCAGGTCCGCTTCTGTCGAGACGCCCGCTTTCAGGTTGTATAGCTGTGGCATGTTAGTTCTCCCCGGTTAGGGGGAGGGAACAGCCTGGATGGCCTACCCTCCCCCGTCCCTAGTCGCTTAGAGCGGCGTCACGTTGTAGCTGATGGCGCTGGCCTCGTTGTCGCGGTTGATCATGCCGACGCGCATGTTGACAACAATCAGCGTCGAGTCGGACAGCGGCTCACGCTGAATCTCGAAGTTCATCATGCGCTTGTAGCCAAACCGCCACTGGTCCCAACGCACCGCCAGGATGGAGCCGGTCGTGTTGTTGGATGCGGTGTTGAGGTCGACCTTGCCGGCGGTGTTCGCCTTCAACCCATACGTCGCATCCTGGTTGGCCCGGTGCATGTTCGGGCTGGCAATCAGGTCGCGCCCGTAGACGCTGGTCAGCTGCCCGTTCTCAATCGTCGGCTGTGCGAACACGTCGCGGGTCTTGAGTTCCGCCAGCTCGAACGACTTCCAGTAGGTGTGCATGTCGGTGATGAACGACACCGCATTGCGGTCGGCAGCGTTCTTGCCACCCAGGCCCATCAGCTTGAGCGTCTCTAGGTAATCCTCGATCGCCAGCGTGCCGGCGCTGCGGCTGTTGGCGGTGTTGGTGATAAGCGCCAGCTTGCGGAAGCCGTTCATCACCAGGTAGACCGCCGTCGCGGCGGGGGTGCCGCCGATGTTGTTGATGTTCGTGGTCGCCGTGGTGTCGGTGTCGCCGTCGATGACCAGGTGTTCGAGAATCTCTGCCGCCTCGTTGGTGAGGTCGCGGCGCAATTCCTGCACCCACGGGATGAACGAATCTTCGTCAAGTTCAGCCGCCCAGTTGACGGCGGCGCCCAGCTTGCTCACAGTCAGCGACTGCGCCGACGTGCCCAGCTTGCCGGTCGTGAACGTCGCCGTGGTGCGGCCGGGGTTGGCATCCTGCGCCGTCGCCTGCGCCACCTTGTAGAAGGTGGGCGAGGTGCCCAACAGCGGAATGCTGACGGATTCGGACCCCTGCGGTACGGTCACGGTCGGGATGCGGCCCACGATGGGTGTCGCCAGGCGAATCTTGTCCCAGAGGGCGTTGGAGTAGGTCACGCCCACCCATTCGTCGCCGTAGCTGGAATAGGTGCTGTAGTTCAGCTCGTTGGCCTTGACGGCAGCGCCGCCATGCGTGCGGGCCTGCGCGGCCTTAAGTGCGCCCTTGGCGGCGCCATATTCGGGCGCCTTGCCTTCGTCGGATTCGCCGAGGCGCACGGTCAGCGCGCGCAGCAGGTCAATCGACGGCCCTTCGGTCTTGCCGGCCATCTTGGCGGCCTTGCCGATGGCGGTCAACACCGCGAGGTCGGCAATCTCCAGGTTGTCGTACTTGGCGATGTCGCCAAACTGCGTCACAGCCGGGGCGCCGGTCAGCCCGCCAGGGATGCGGTTCTGCGCGGCGGCGGCGTCAATCTGCGCCTGCATGTCAGCCTTGGCGGCCTTGACAGCTTCGTCGATGCGCGCCTGCTCGGCGGCCTTGGCGGCGGCTTCCTTGGCGACGCGCTCGCGTTCCTCAGTCAGCGCAGCCGCCACAATATCCTTAATGTTCTGCTCGTCCATGATGCCCTCCTTGGGGTCATCGTCTGTAGTAGTTGCCTGTTGGGGAGTGTCGTCAGCCTTGACCGCGGGGGCACTTTGCTGTGCGCCTATTGCCTCCGCCTCTGGTTGGCCGATGTCCTCACCCTCTATGTCATCAGGCAGGTTCAAGCCCGCCTGCGCATATACCGCCTTCATCACCGGCATGGCAACGGCGTATTGATTCGCCGGCTGCCGGTTGCCCACGGCGTCAAAGATGCTCAGTTCTGCGACTGGCCAGTGGGTGATATGCCCGTCCCGTGCCACCCGCCGCAGATGGGCGATGCTGCCCGACGACGCGCGGGCGATGCCGTTCTTCGCCGCCTCCCACACCCGCCGGGCGTAGTCGTTGGCCTGGTCGAGCACCACGCGGAACCATACGCCGTCTTGCTTGACTTCGTAACCCGTCGTCTTGCCGATAATCTGCGGCTCACTGGAGGGCAGGCCGTTCTCGTCGTAGCCGTGGTAGTAGACCGCCGGCACGGTGGGGTACTTGTCCAGGTACAACTTCGTCTGCGCGCTGAAGTATTCGCCGTCAGAGTCGCGCCCGTTGTTTGGCCCGCCCCACGGCACGCCCAACACGTTCAGTTCCCAGGTGTCGCCTGATTTGATGGCGATTACGGTTTGTTCTGTCATGTCATCCTCCACTTGGCCCGGCCGCCAGTGTCGCCTTGATGGCACTGCGGAACCTGCGCCCTATCTCGTCGCGCTTCTGCTGGACAGCGCCGTAGTCCGTCAGCCAGTTGCCACGGTGGATGCGCGCCTGCGTGCCCTGCCGCTGCACCCAATGGGCATAACTCATGTTCGTGCCGATTTCACCACGTAGCCCGTGCGCCGTCGTGTCGACCTTCCACGTCCAGCTTTGCCCCAGCTTGCCGGTGCGCTGGTAGGGCACCTGGATAACTCCCTTTTTCAGCGCCCAAAAGAAGTAGCGGCGCTGGCGGGCAGTCTTAAACGTCACCTTACCCGTGCTGGGAGGCGGGGAGTCGGTCAAGGCGTCCTGTAGACTCAGCAGGCTTGCCTCCATCGGCGGGCGCAGCACCTGCTGCATGTGGGCCGTGCCGAGGCGCTGGAAGGCTTTGTTGAGCGACGATTGATTGAGGATGATGCCGTAGGTGATCATGCGGACACCACCTTCTCAAACTGGATACCATGATCGCCGTCTACTGGTTCAGTATGGGGATTGTCGCCGCTCAGAATCTGGCGCGGAATGCCCC